TTTTCGTCGAAACTTGACTAACACATATATTATACCATAAAAAAAGGGATCGTCAAGATCCCTAAGTTCCATCTCGAACTCAATTATATTTAGAGGTAGTCCTTACGAGCATGATGGTCTGGTACTATCTTACCCAATTTGACGGTAAGAAGTCCATCTTTAAATGAGACATCCCTGACTTCAACATCATCTGAGAGTGTCCATGCTCTTGAGAAAGATCTTTGAGCCAGTCCCTGATGGACATACTCGGATTCTGTCTCCTTAGTTTCTTTTTGTCCTTCAACGATAAGTTTTCCATATTCAGTATAAACTTTAAGTTCTTTTTTAGTGAATCCTGCAAGAGCAATCTCAAGCATAGACTCAACATTATTTACCTGAATTAAATTGTAAGGTGGATAGTTTGTTGTGGTTTCGTAAGAATTAAAAAATCGGTCTAAGTAATCGTCCATACCTATACCGTTCTTTGAAATTATTTTCATCAACTCTGGTAAATTTGCAGAGTGATATCTTTGTAAGTTCATAGTTCTCCTTAGTAAGCGAGTGTTAAATGTGGATCCTTTCGGCATCCAATACTATTTAACCATAAAAGACAAAAAAAAGAAGGGTGGTAAACCCCCCCTTTTTCTAAGGATTCATTTGTTTACTCCTATTCTAGAAGTGCTCTACACTCTAATGCACATGATTTATCTCCGTCTCTACATTCAACAATACATTCAAAATAATCATCTATTGGATCTGAATTAGATGAGTTGAAAGGAACCCATGAATTTAAACTGTTAAATGATATCGAATTGTGCATAAGCATTGCCTCCATATTTCTCATTATTATCTATCAAAAAATTTATACCTATGTCAGGATATCTTAACAAAAAGAAATGCCTAGTCAGTCTTCTTTTTTTTACTTCCGATATTATATTTTGTTTCCAATATCCAATCACCCTTATCTTTATAAGATAGTACTTTGATTTGATTGAGAGGTGCTATGTCTTGTATTTTATCACCATTTAAAATGTCTACTAATCCCCAATCAACTAACAGTTGAACTATACGATTACGACGTTGAATATCATTTTGAGTTAAATTTGCATGTTTACCATCAAGTGCAAATAATTCTTTAAAATGAACAATATAATATCTTCCCTGCTTATGTAGTATATGACATGACTGATATATTTTCTTTTCTTTTCGTGATGCTACTCCAATTCTTGTAAGAGTTTCTCTTACCTTTAAGAAATCATCTGGTTCACTAAGTGAAATTTCAATCATCTGATCAGATGACCAGCTCACTTCTGGTTCCTTAACGACACTCATTTCGATCCTCCAGTTTCAAATTTAGATTTTATAAAATTAAGTTGTTCTTTGGAAAGAAGTTTTAGAATCTGTTTTGCTTTTTCGTTACTATAACCATAATAACGTTTTACATAATCTAGATCTTTGATCTCATCCTTACGAAGCCAAGGAGAAAATCGTTTCTTAACTCTGAGTATATTTATAAAAAAGTCATATTGCATCTTCTTTGATAAGAAATTATACTTATTCATTTCATTTGCAAACATTATCGCATCAAGGTGACCTGAGTAACAACGATTAATAATGTAAGGTGGATACTCCTTCTCAATTGATGGATCTTCATCAATTAAGTTTTTCTTTGTTTGATTGATAGAGTTTAACCAGTCTTTGAGTTCCATTATGTAAGTAGTTGTTCAAGTGGTGTTACAGGATGTATATCATAATTTGTTACTAACAGTTCTGTTTTTATATTTTCTTCAGTTCCTTTATCTCCTCGATGTGCCATTGAATATCTCAACTTCCATTCTTTTAAATTATAGTTTTTATATAGTTCACACAAACGATCATTTAAATTATATGTAACCATAAATTTAGATTTACATTTATATACCTCTCCTGCAAATCTATCATGATCAAATGATTTGTGCATCTCACGATTCTTACCATATAAGAAATCTTTAATATCATATGGTGGATCTAAAAATACAAATGCATCCCCAGTTGCATATGAGTTCATAACTTCAGAATAATCTAAGTTTGTGATCTTCCAATATCTAATTAATTTAGAAAAATCTTTAAGTTTACGTGCACCTACTAATGAAAAATTAGAGTTTGATGCTGTTTGTGAAAAAGTACTATTCTCTGTGAGTCCAGAAAAACTACACTTATTCATAATAAAAAATGCAACTGCCTGTTCCAAATAATTATAACTATCAATCTCCTCTTTACATTGATTAAACAAGTCCTTTGCTCTGGCAGTTATCTTTTCTGGATCTCCAGCATCAAGTGTATTTTGTTTTTCTTCAAGAACCCTTTCA